TTGTATAAAGAAAACGAGGTTTGCCTACTATGTTTAATTCCTTCATAATTTTGTCTATATAATCACTTTTATAATGTGACACTAACCACTCAGGAACAGGCCCGTATTCCGGGGGATGTTCCCAAGGTTTCGCAGTTTCTCTTGCTTTGTCAGATTCTATTAATAAAATATTTTTATTAATAGGGTAATTTAAATGTATCAAAGGTTTCATATATATTGATTCCTATTTCCACTATGTAATGCACTAATTGCTCCATCTTTATATCCTAAAACATCTAAAAGTAAATTATATCTATTATCCCAACCACCATTAAATGCTGTATGTGGTGGAGTTACATCTGCAATATATGAACTTCCATCTGCTGGTAAATGATAAACATTATTTTCAATTACTAAATGACATCCACTATTAGTAATAATAGGTACATGGATACGTTCATTTAAATCCGTATGCCAAGATAAACACATTTTTGAAGGAAAATTCATTAAACGTACTCTTCCTAAAACATACATAGTTGATAATTCTTTATATATTTCATAAAAATAAGTATCTTTTAATAATGGATTAAAAACTATAAAATCTATTTCTTCTAATTGACGTTTACCTTCATCTCGATAAAGATGATGCATCGATCCAGTACATTCATACCAATCATTTTTACCTTCATATTCTAATTCACTGGTTACTAAACCAAGTTGACCACCACCGTCAAATCCTTCATGGTCAAAATTATTAGTATCTGATACATAATCCCACGCTTCTATTAATTTGTCTATATCAAATATAAAAGGAAGTTTAATAACCCACTCTTTTACTGATGGTGCTGTTCTTTTATTATATAACATTTATATTATAAGTAAATCTAAAGTTTGTCTATTAAAGGTCCAGTTCTGGATGTGTATCAACTTCTCCAGTTGCTCCCATAGTAACTGTTATACCTGGTATTTCTATAGCAGGTGCATTTGATATTTCCGTAGCTAAATCAGTAGTCATTGTCCATGTTGCAACAAGTGAACCATCAACAATTACTCCATCAGAAGCTAATATCCCATCAGCTTTTGCTTTATCATAAGCAGTAAAATCATATTCACTAGCTCTTATATAAGTATATGCAAGAGCAACACTTGTAAATGCAATTCCATCCTCTCTAGCAAATGTTACTATTTGTGTTTTATATGCCATTTCTATCTCCTTTATATGCCATTTCTATCTCCTTAAAATTGTTAATGTTTCTTTATCAAAATAATTCATTAAATCATCTTTACTCACACGAAATTGTTTTGCAGCCGCATTAACATTTTTTTCAAAATTTTTAATTACATCTGCGTCTTTATCCGCAGCTTTAAAAATCATATCTACAGCACGTTTCATTCTAGGAGTTAATTTATTATACTGCCTAGTACGCTTGTAGTCGTTAGCTTCAGTAATCTGTTCTTTTATAAAATTACTGAGCCACTTCATCACTTGGTACCTCTGGTGCTGGTGTTTCTGCAGCCTGATCATTACCTGTAAAAGGATTAGCTTCAGGTGCTTGTACACCTTGCTGTCCTGTGAATACAGATTTAGCCACATCAACTTTAGCATCATCTAAGGCACTAGAAACTTTATCAGCAAGAGCATTTTTAATGTCTTCTCCTGCTTGTTTACTGTTGCCTTTTTCCAAGTTATTTACAAATTTGTCTAAATTTTCTTTACTCATATTATATATTTATCTCCTTATGTAGTGCTTTTATACGAATCTCTAGCTTTCATTTCAGCGTCTTTAAAATCTTTTTTGTCTGCTTTTTGTTTAACGCTTATACTATCTTTTTGTTTTACTGTTGCCGTTTCTTTTTCTTTCCTAGGCCCACCTGCCCCATTCGTTGTGCCAGGGACTGTTTCAGATTGCTCGGGCTCGGCACCTTCTTCTTCAATTTGCTGATTAATGTCGTTAATTTCTTGTTCATTTTGTTTTAATATTTTGGTTCTAATATACTCGTTAGAAAAATATTTACCAACGTATCCTTCTAATTGTTGTGCTAATAATACCCGTTCTCTCATCATTTCGCTTTGTTTTAACTCAGCAAAATATCCATCTTGTAAGAAAGTAAATGTAATATCTCCTTGCATTGCATCCCATTCTTCTGGCGCAATAACCCCTTTTAAGATTAATTGCGTTTTCAGTATGTCATGGAATAACATACAAAATTTCTTTCTTAAACGACCTACAAATTTAGTAAACTTAACTTCATCTCTACTAATTTCTGCAGCCCGACCAAGGTTAAAACCTTGACCACCTTCTAATCTACTAATTGGTATGTTTAATGAACGATATAATTTCTTTTGGAAATATTCTATATCAGCAATCTCACCCAAGTTTTGTCCACCTGGTAAAGTAGTAATTTCAGTTCCTCTCCCACCTTCTCTACGAGGTAACCAAAAGTCTTCTAACATACTCATATAATTTCTGTCATCTCTTATTTCACCAGTAGAAGCGTCATAGACTAACTTATTTCTATATCTAGCCATAACATCTCTTAAATATTGTTCAGCTTTGATTTTAGGTAAGTTACCTACATCTATATAAAATATTCTTCTTTCAGGTGCTCTAGCAATTCTGTATATTACAACAGCGTCTTCAATCATTCTTAATTGATTGACAGGTTTAATTGCTTTGTGTAAATAAGATAAAACCTGATTTTTTTGCTGGTCTATAAGACCAGAAGGACAATAAGTAATAGCGTCTGTAGCTATTCTTAACCCACCTGCATTTGATGTAGAAGATGGATGTATTCCTCTTTCATTGAATATATAATATTCCTGAAATTTATTCTCAAAGGCAAACGAACTTGGCATACCGTCCGTTCTTTGTTTTCTTATTTCTCTAATTTTTTTGATCTTTCTAGGATCAATATATCTTAATTCTGATACACCAAGTCTTGGTGAATCTTTATCTATAATTTTGTGATAGTATAATCTACCGTCCACATACCATCTTCTAAAGATGTCGTGGCCTTTAATATCAAAATTTAATAACTTTAATACTTCACCAAAAGAATCTCTTATTTTCTTTTTGATTGAATCACTATATTCTATTTTACTTAAATCTAATTGTACAGATTGTTGATTTTCATTTGATACAATTGCCTCAGATATTATATCCTCAATTGCAAGATCACACTCGGGATGGAGTGATACTTCTCTATATCTTCTAATTAAATCTAACTCATTACGAGCAGTAGCATCAAATCCTCCATAAGACGCAAAAAACCCACCAGCGGGGACGGTTTGTGTACCGTCTTCCGCTTGAGGTGGAACTATATTTTGTCTTGGATCGGTTGATGGACTTTTCAGTCGTTCTATCTTAAACCCAAACAGTTCAGCCATAATCTATTTTCTCCTATTACTATTAATACTTATAATGGTATTAACTAGTAGTATTTGTTTCAAAGTATTGGTATCTATGAGTAGCAGTAAAACTTTCTATAGTATTATTGTCCCCATATGATAATGCAATATCATCTAAAGTTGTTGGAAACATTCCTCTAAATGTATATGATTTAATCACGTTACCGTTACGGTCTAATTGGTCAACAAATGAGTCAACTTGATAATCTACAGGATTAACTAATCCTTCGTTATCTGACATATTGTTAATACCATTCAACCATCTTTCGTAAGCATTACGTATTAGGAAGTTAGTATCATTTAAAATAGTAGTAGTCCATGTAGCAAATGTTCTATCACCTGCAACATATAACTCCCTACCTCTAAATGGTACAGCTACTTCCGCAACTGTCATACCTGGCAAAGCTGTTGATGTAGTTAAGAAAGACATTGTTTCAGTCTCCCCACCTACAGCAGCAAATCCAGGGAAAGGCATAGTCACTCTAAATTGGTTAGCACGAGCGCCGCCGCCTCTTAATTTGGCTTTAAAATCATTTATATTTGGCATTTATTCCTCCTACGCTCCCACCACTTCTTCAAAAGCAACACCTGTTCTAGTCGCTACGAATTGTAGTTGTATAAAGTTAATTGATCTATTTGGTTTAACAAAAATGTCTGCCTTAAACTCATTTCTATCAATGACAGCAGCAGTATTATTTGAAGTATCACATACTACTAAAAAGTCTGTAACTCCACGTCTACCTTGTACATCTCTTAAAAATGGTTCAATTATATTTCTAAATTGTGCTCTAGTGAACTCATCATTGAACTCAAATAGTTGAAATTTAGAAGCAGTTGAGATTGCTTTTTCTAAAACGATAAACAATCTTCTAACATTTATTCTATCAAACGCTGACGGAGTAGATAATCCTGTTTTGTCTCCGAACAATACTGTTCCTTGACCTGGTAAAGTTACCACTGGATTGATTCTAGCTCTGTACAACTCATCTCTTTGTGTTTTGGCAGGGTTGAAAGCAAGTTTAACTGCCCCTCTAATTACTCCTCTGTTGAAACCAGCAGGTGAGAACCAAGAGTCTGCAATCATATCTGTTCTTGCAGCCAATCCAGCAATATCTCCATTCAATGGAACATATCTAAACACGTCATTGTATTTGTCGTAAGTATATTTGTAACCACTGTCAAATACAACATATGAAGATGATCTAATACTATTAAAGAATGACTTAACATTACTTAATTGTGTATTAGAATTAGTCACGTTAACTACGTCTGATCTTTCAGGTGAACAAAATACAACAGCGTCTTTTCTATTTTCAGCAATTGTGATTAAGTTATCTACGTGAGTAGCGCCACCTTTTCCAGAGATGATTAAATTAACATCTACTGTATCAGCGTCATTATATTTTTCATATGCAGTTTTTAATTCAGCAGTTGTAGCTGTTGAACCATCTGCACCATCAACAAGTGATCTACTATATGGTGCTGAAAGAGCTGTGGAAGTTGTTCCAGAAGCTGTACTGCCCCAATTTGAACCAGTTGCAATGTGATCCATCCAGTAAATGTATTGTGATTGATTATAAATTACATCTGGATAATAATTAACGCCACCTTGTGCTGTTTTAGCGTCAGAAGCTTTTGATACTGAATCATAAACTTCTAAAACTTCGCCAGCAGCACCTGTAACACCACCATCTTCATCTATAATTACAATGTGAAGTTCGTCATTTACTCCACTTCTTGTAGAAGTATATGTTGAAGTACCTGGTGCTTTATCTACTAGGTCATAATATTGCCATCTTCTTCTTACTTGTGAGCCATTTGCAACAGCTGTGTGTGTTCCGCCTGTACCTGAAGGGTGTCTTACGAAAGTTAAAGTGTTTGTTGAAACACCAGTAACTCTATATTCGTGCCCACCAGATTCGCCGAAGTTAACAATATCACCTACATTAAAATCAGTTCCTGATGTTAATACGATAGTTGTATCTCCCACTGCTGTTGAAGAGTCGTCAGTTGTTGTTTTATTTGTTTCTTCGTAAGCCGTTGCACTCGGACACGTTGAAATCTTTAAGCTATTACCCCAAGCGCCTGCTGTTCTTGCAGCCCACTCGCCAACGTTAGCAGAACCATTGTTAAAAGGTCCTGTTGTACCGTCACCGTTAGAGTAATGATCTGTGTTTTTTATTCTGATAGCTGTT